ATGAAACAGCTCTCTCTCTTCGATAACGTGGCGAACCGGGTCAACTTGTTGGATCGGGAAATCAAAACCGCCATGAATAATGCCTGCAAGCGGTTTTGCGATCGCAACCGGGTGTCTCGGGAAGAAGTTGTGGAGCGCATGAATGTGCTGGCCCAACAGGCCAATATCCGTCTCACCGGCGGAAACTCCAACCGCCTCACTGATCACATCTTCACCAAATGGCTAAGTCTGAGCGCACAAGATCACATGCCAAGTCATCGTGCATTGGCGGTCTTTTGCGACGTGGTTGGCGATCTGTCGCCCCTGTCAGTGCAGGCAGCGGTGCATGGTGGCGCAGTGATTACTGAGTCTCAACGCCTGCGTCTTGAGCAGGCGGAGGTGGAGGATCAGATAGCAGCTCTTAAGCGACGTAAAAAGTTACTGGAGGCAACCCGATGAGGAATGTCCACGCGGCAGTAGGGGCGGGGCGACTTAGACAGCCATACCGAATCCGTGAGTTTCTAAGCGACAGGGGGCTCTCAATGGCCGAGCTGGCACGACAGTTGGGGGTTTCCGACAACCTCGTTTCCGCGACGGTCAGAGGGATCAAGAATAACCGTAAAGTGCTTCAAGCTCTTAGGTCTATTGGATGTCCTGAAGATATTCTGGCACTGCCGAAAAACATGAAGGAGGCGGCATGATGCAGAAGGCTATTGCAAGCGTGTTTCGTGATGGCATGGTTCGCATTGACTTTTCGTGCCCAGAAGGGGCGCTGCCTCTTTGTTTCGGAAAACTGAGCAATGTAACCGACGCCGTCGAGCGTCACTGCAATCTTTGTTACGACGGCAAAAGTTACAAGCTGGCTGGGTTAGCTCTTGAGACTGATGACGATAGAGCGCTGGATATGGTTAGAGAGGTGTCCCGCAGGATGATAGAGGAACTGGCCCGCGAGGCGGTTGCAACGGCAGAAGCATAGGGTGCGAATATGACGTTCAATAAGGACGCGTACACCACGAAAGAGCTTGCCGGGTTACTGTCGGTTACGGACAGGGCCTGTCAGATGCGGGCCAAGCGAGAAGGCTGGCAGGCTCGTCCGCGTTCAGGACGTGGAGGTGGCAATGAGTGGCTTGTTGTGTCCATGCCCGATGCAACGCGGGCGCAGCTTGCCGAGGTGGTAGCAGCCTCGTTGTGTGAAAAGCAGGTATGCCCGCAACAGGCTGTCTCGCGGCCCGCTCCGGCATCCATGACGGATCGCCAGAGGGAGATACGAGACGCCCGGTTAGTCATTCTGGATACCGTAGCGGGTATGGCCGTGAGCATGGGGATTCTGGAGGCAGAGAAGCGTTTTGCTCGCATGGGTAAACGTGCCGAGCTTAATGAAACCTTGATGCAGTTCGTGGAGACGGCCAACGCCCGTAAGGGAAGTCGAAAGGCACTCTCTCCCGCGACTCTTCGCAACTGGCGACGCTCTCTGAAGCAGGAAGGGCCGGACAGCCTTGCCCCGCGCAATCCATTGCCTACCAAGTCACTTGTCCCGGATTGGCTGCCGTACTTCCGCGAGCATTACAACATACCCACGAAGCCTTCTGTGCGTGAAATCCACGAGAAGCTAATAGCAAAGCCGCATCTATTGCCCGATGGCGTCCGGTTGCCTTCCCTGCGGACCGTAGAGCGTATTCTTAAATCCTTGGGTGAGGTGGAGGCCAACCGGGGCAGGATGCTGCCGCGTGAACTGAAGAACCTCAAGGCGTTTCATCGCCGAGATTTCTCAAAGCTGCTCCCCACGGATGTGTTCACAGCAGATGGGCATACGGTGGATATGTATGTGCTGCACCCTGTGCACGGTAAGCCGTTTCGCCCGGAAGTTACATCGGTCTTGGACGTGGCTACCCGGCTATGCGTGGGGTGGTCCATAGGCCTCGCCGAACGTGGGTGGGATGTTGCGGACGCCCTGCGTATGAGCGCCGTAGAATACGGTATTCCGGCTATCTTCTACGTGGACAACGGTTCAGGATTCAAAAACAAGCTGTTGGATTCTCCGGGTATGGGCATTCTGGCCCGCCTTGGCACCAGCAAGGAACATAGCATTCCCTACAACTCACAGGCCCGAGGTGTCATTGAACGCTTCCAGCGCAGTTGTTGGGTGCGTGGGGTGTCACAGTTTCCGGCCTGTGCCAAGGGCGACATGGACCCGGAAGCGCTCAAGATGGTTTTTAAACGCGTGAAACAAGACATACGTAACACTGGGACAACTAAGCTCATGCTCACATGGCAGCAGTTCATGGAATGGGCGAAGCAACAGGTGGAAGCCTACAACAACCGCCCGCATTCATCCCTGTCTGGACGTAAGACTCCGGCCCAGCGTTGGGCCGAGCTGGCTCGCTTCACCGAGCTGCTTAAACCTGAGCCGGCTGAGGTTGACGACATGTTCCGGCCTTACGTTCAGCGCGTTGTCCGACGTTGTGAGCTGGACGTCTTCAATAACCGTTATTTCAGTCGGGCTCTTGAACACCTGCACGGGCAGGAGGTTCGGGTTGGCTTCGATATTCATGATGTGAGCCGAGTGTGGGTGCGTGATCTTGATGGCCGCGCGATATGCACGGCGGAGTTGAATGGCAACAGGACGGATTACTTCCCTGTGCCGGTCATCGAACAGGCCCGCGAAAAGCGGTTTAAAGCCCGTTTAAAGCGTGTTGATGCGAAACGGCAGGAGGTCATTGAAGAGTTTCACGGTGTGCAGCCTACGGTTGACGCTCCCGCCCCCATGACGGACGCGCAACGGACCTTGCATGAGCAGGTGGTGGCCGAGCTGGAAGCCGCGCCACAGGCTAACGTGATCCGGCTGCATAAGCCCGCTCCGAAGCAGCCCGAACCGGAAACGCGGGAAGCGCGTTTCATCAGGGCCATGGAACTGGAGCGCCAGATTGAGGCTGGAAGAGATGTGGCGGTGAAGGAAGCAATGTGGCTTGGCGGATACAAGACCACGCCTGAATATCACAGCCTGATGGAATTGGTAAACGACTTCGGCCCCGAAGCGGTTGGAATGCGAGCCTGACGCGCTTTCGGAGCCGAAGCAAACGGATAGGAGAAGCTAAATGACGGATGCTGCTTGTGTCAACGGCACCATAGCGCCACTGCGGAATATCAGCCTCTTTGCGGAGATGATGGCCCGCTTGGTCAATACGCCGGATCACCTGACTCCGCTGGGGGTGTTCTACGGGTGGAGCGGTTACGGGAAAACCAAGTCGGCCACCTATGGAGCGAACAAGTACCGGGCGCTCTATCTCGAAGTTGGGGCAAGCTGGACGCTGAAGTCGTTCTGCCAAGCCGCGCTCCGTGAGCTTGGTGTGAAGGCCTCCGGCACAATCCCGGCCATGGTGGAGCAGATCATTGAAACCATGGCAACAGAGACTCGGCCAATGATCATAGATGAGTTCGACCATGTGTGTGGCTGGGGGGAGAAGAGTGTCAACGTGGTGCGCGAGATACTTGATAAAAGTGGCGCTCCTATCGTGTTGATCGGTGAAGAGATGCTGCCTACCCGGCTCAAACGCTGGGAGCGTTTTGATAACCGAGTCCGTTCTTGGGTGGCAGCACAGCCCGCAGATGGCAACGATGCCGTGCATCTGGCCCGGTTGTACAGCCGAGACGTGACCATTGCCCCGACTCTGCTGGCAGACATGGCCGAGCAGGCAGGGGGCGTTGTGCGTCGCATCTGCCACGGTATTGAAACGGTACGGGAGTTTGCTGCCGTAAATGGATTGTCTGAGGTCTCTATGGCCGATTGGGGCAACCAGCCGTATTGGCAGAGTCGCCCGGCGGTGAGGAGGCAGCATGGCGCGTAAACCGGTTGATCAGGTGAGAGCCCAAGCTCTGCGTGGGCAGGCCCATATCTGGGGCGTCATCATGGCGCTTGGTGATCAGGGAAACATGACCTTGAACGACATCCATGGTGAAACTAACGCCAGCCGCGATACCGTGCGCGAATACGTCACCCGGCTTGTAAAGGGCGGTTATCTGGAGAGTCTGCCGCCTGATCAGTCGAGACAGGAGGCCTTTTACCGGCTGGTGCGCCGTTCCCGCGATTATCCCCGGCTGCGCAAAGATGGAAAGGAATGCCCGCCCACAAAGCGCGAATCAATGTGGCGTACCATGCGCATGATCAAGCGCTTTGACTACCGTGAGTTGGGCGTTTCGGCCAGTACCGAGGATACGCCCATCAAGGAGCGGGATGCCGCCGATTACTGCAAACACCTGCTCAAGGCCGGATATCTGAAGGTTATCACAAAGGCTACTCCCAAGTCCCCTCACCGTTACCAGCTAATCAGGGATACCGGACCCAAGCCACCCATGATCCAGCGAGTGAAGCAGGTCTATGACCCCAACCTCAAGCAGGTTGTCTGGCAATCTAAGGGGGCGGGTAATGACTGAGAAACAGTTGGCTGTGGATACTGTGAGGGAAGCGTGGGCAGGGGCCGCCCCTGAATGGGTTATGGCGCTGGCAAAAGACGTGGACGTACGCGGCAGCCAGAAGGCCGTGGGCGAAGCCATAGGCTACAGCGCGGCCTGCGTGAATCAGGTGCTCAAGAACAAGTACCGGGGCAATATGGAAAAGGTGGAGCGGGCCGTGCGGGCGGCGCTCATGCATGAAACCGTGCGATGCCCCGTTATCGGCGAGATGTTCAGAACCGTGTGTGTTGAAACTCAGCGTCGGCCATTCAGCGCCGCATCTGCGCAGAGCGTACGCCTGTATCAGGCCTGCCGCACCTGCGCCAACAATGCCAACCAGTAGGAGGGCATCATGGCTACCACCACCAATGCAAATGGCCCCTTCAGCGGCCCCTTACGCAGCTACGCCATTGAGCTGGCCGCGCAGATGCAGAAGCTGCCCAATGCGGAATTTTCCGTGGCGCGAATAGCAATGCACGGGCTGTTTGCCGAAATCGATCGGCTGGCAGATGCCGAGCCGTACATGCATGTGCCGGGCTTGCCCGAAACCCATAACGAGAGGAGCGAACAGAGATGAGTCAGGCAATACCTGAAGGCTACATGGAAAACGCGCAGGGCCATCTTGTGCCCGTTGACCAGATCAAACCCATCGACATGGCCCGTCACGAGCTGGTGATGGAGAAGGTCGCCAAGGCCCGGCAGATGCAGGATGATCTGCGTCGCCTGAAAGGCGAGATCATGGGGGACGTGGAGGCGTTCATCTCCCTTTCAGCAGAGAAATACGGTGCGGATGTGGGAGGCCGTAAGGGCAACATCACGCTGGCTAGTTTCGACGGGCGCTACCAGTTGAAGAGGCAGATCAGCGAAAACCTCACGTTTGATGAACGCCTGCATGCTGCCAAAAACCTTATTGATGAATGTCTGAAGGAGTGGAGCGAAGGCAGTCCCGGAGCTCTGCGTACCTTAGTCACCAAAGCCTTTGATGTGGATAAGGAAGGGCGCATCAATGTGGGCAACATCCTCGGCCTGCGTAAAGTTGCCATTGATGATGATCGTTGGCACCGGGCCATGGAGGCCATTTCTGACAGTCTCACCGTTACCGGCACCAAAGCCTATTTCCGGCTGTATGAACGCGATGGTGGCGGCAAGATGCAGGCCATATCGTTGGATATTGCGGCACTATAGCGTGAATTAAAACAACTAGGAGGAAATCTAACATGACTAGAGCAGACTTTGAAACGGCAGTGGTAGAGGCCCTTGCGGCGCGGGGGATTACGGCAGAGCGCCGGGCTGTGGGCGACGTGATCAATACCACTCTGGATGTGATCACTGAGGAACTCTCCGAGGGCAACGCCGTTCAGTTCACCGGCTTCGGAACGTTTAAGGTGTCCAAGCGGGCACCCCGCATGGGCCGCAACCCCAGAACCGGCGAGGCGGTCGAAATTCCCGCTTCCCAATCGGTGAAGTTCACGCCCGGCAAAACGTTGAAGGAAGCGTTGAACTAAATGTGCGAAACCGTCCTCCGTGCGGGAGCGGAGGCGGTCGTCCGGCGGTGGCGCGTCGGACCTGAAGAGCAGCCAAAAGGAAGAACTGTGGCAGAAAAGCGGAGTTATTGCACGGCGATTTGCGTCAAAACCAGCGCAAGACCCACGGTCAGAATGGAGCTGTTCCCGTCCGAGCAATGGGATGACGGGAAGCCGGGCCTCTATCGTCTGCGGATAGATCGTAAATGGCATGATGGTTCGTACATAGATGTGCAGCAGATATCCGCCATCGCGTCCACTATCGCCGTGGGGGAGTCGCCCGTCATTGCACCTGAACCTGATCTGCCTGTGGGGACGTCCGTGAGCGTAGCAAACGGACGGAAGTTGGGAGATGTGGCGCAACGCGATGTCACGCGGACAACGACGCCTCCCATTTTGGCCTATGACGGGCGGTGGTATGTAGGTGTGTTGCTGTGGGGCCGTGGGACTGCGCTGATTCCCGTAGATGAGTTGAAGCGGAGGTAACTATGACTTCTGAAGATTGGAAGCGTGCTGAGCACATCCTGAGAACTATTGGGCGGGTTGTCCTGAACTGCGATGGGTATCAGTTGACCATTGAGGAAGGCCGCTATCGAAACAGAATAGTGCTGGGCTGGTACAGCAATGGCGTCTTTGAAGGGCGTTGGTTCAACTCGGACTGCGAGGAGCGAAGGCGTTTTGCCCGGCCTGTATCTCGGTATCTCTATTCAAAGAAGCATCGTGATGAGCTGAAGAAGTTGATCCGGGGGCAAAAACGGTTCGCAAAAGAGCACGGCCTCGACCCCGAGGCCAAGTACCAATCTTTCTCAAACATATGGCCCTCGTTCCAGCCGTTTAAACGCCATTTAATCAAGGCTAACCAGAGCATTACCCTTGTGGAGGCCTAGTTATGAGTACCCTGTATGGTCATTTCCGCGTGGGGGCGTGGTTGGACACTGTGACACGGCGTCCCATTTACGTGATTGAAATGTACCACGAAGGGCGCTGGAGGCCCTGCACATCGGGCACGCGTCCGCATGTGTACGAGCTGCAATATGATGCCTGCGGCATGATGCAAATACTGGAGGAAAGACGCCATGCTCGACCGTAACGCACTGATTCGTAAGATCATGGTTGCAAAGAGGCAAATGCCCGGCATGGAAGAAGAATATACCTACCGCGCCTTTCTCAAGTCCATTACAGGCAAGGATAGTTTGAAAAAGATGGCGGCACGGGAGCTTCTACAGATTGTTGAGGGCTTCCGTTCCCGAGGCTGGCAGGAAAAACCCGGCAAGTACAACTTCAAACGTAGCCCTGATGCACGTGTTCGTATGTTGTTCGCCCTTTGGACCGAGCTGCACCAGCGCGGGGCCGTGCAGGACGTCTCCCGCGAAGCGCTCCGCAAGTGGTGTAGGCGTATGACGGGCATCGAAACCTTCGATTGGATGAATGATCGTCATCTGGATAAGGCCATCAATAGTTTGAAAGGTTGGATTGAGCGGCTGGATCGGGAAGAGGCTGAGCGGAGTTTAGAGCGCCTTGAGCGAATCCAGCAAGAAATGGAAGATATTTGCGACACTAACGCATAACGAATGTTTGGGGCATCGTATATGGAAACACTCCCCGGAGTATTACAGCAGATAGCCGAGGCGACATCCTATGAGGTGGCTGCTCTTTTGGCGCGGGAAGTCGGCGGTACGGAAATCTCCGTTCCCCGTAATCCCAAGCCGGATAGCCCGCTTGCTCGCATCGTTGGCATTGATGCAGCCAAGGCCATCGCTGATCAGCTGGGCTGGGGGCGTTTGCTGATTCCGCAGGGAGACTTTCGTGGCGCGGGCGGGCAACGTGCGCTGGTGCGACAGATGATCCAGCAAGGAGCGTCCATTAACGAGGCAGCTCGTGCGGCAAACTGCCATGAGCGCACTGTTCGACGGTTAAAGCAGGCGTTGCGGGAAGAGCAAAAGCAGCATAAGTTGCCGGGAATGTAAGTTGTTCCAAGGAGGGTGTGTAATGTGGATTAAAAAGGCTGGTATCGGGCTTGCAGTGTTTTTTGTTGCAATGGTTACTTTGGGAGCGCTCGTTGATAAAAAGGCCCCGCAGCAAACGGTTCAGCCTGTCGTGAATGAGGCTGCACCGAGTGATGGCATAAAAAAATACAGTAAAGAGCAACTTGAATCTATACTGGAGATTGTGAAGGGGGATGCATCCTCACTTGATGCTATATGGCAAGACGAAAATCTTCCTGTATTGCTGGTTGCGACAAAAGACGATGGCTCGATAAGAGATGGACTCGCTGACTACTTTTGTACCATGATTGCTGAGAAGGGGGTCATGGGGGGGCGTGTTCATATTATGGATTATGATTCCATGTCACGGCACGAATGGAAAAAATTGGGAAGTGCATGGTGCCCTGAATAACTTGACCCAGCAGACCATTGTATATACCAAGATAAAAGAGTGATGAAACGCCCCGGACAGCCGTCCGGGGCGTTTTTTATTTACCATGGCGGCACTATGCCTACATGGACACTAACCCATTGCACATACACCTGATTCGGCAACGGACGTCAGACCAAGGCACGGAAGGGACTCTCCTTATTCCGTCTCTTGGCTTTTCCTGTTTCACGCTGGAACTGCCATGGCGTGACAACCAGCCGTCCATATCCTGCATACCACCCGGCCAGTACGAATGTCGCCTGCGTGCCTCGCCGCGATTTGGGCAGACCTATCACGTCCGGGACGTGCCGGGGCGTTCGTTCGTGCTCATCCATTCCGGAAACTATGCTGGGGATGTGGCTCGTGGGTTTAAGTCTCATGTGGAGGGATGCATCCTGCTCGGAACGAAACGTGGTTCTATGCAAGGCCAGCGCGCCGTGCTGTGTTCAAAGATAGCGGTAATGCAGTTCATGGCTGCCTGTGGTGGCCGGGAGCTGACTATGACACTTGAGGGAGGCTGCTGATGGTAATGCCATGGGATTTGATTTTTGGCGGGGTGACGGGGCTGATAGGCACCATCTGGTCCAGCTACAACAAACGCAAGGAGCGCGAGCTTGAACTGAAGGATCGGGATAACCAGCGGGCGCATGAACGGGATATGGTGGAGGTCCAGACCCGCGCCATGCAGGCCGAGGCAGAGGCGAACATCCGCGTCACTGAGGCACAGGTAGCCGGGGCCGTTGAGCTGGAGAACGCACGGGCGTTCCAGACCAGCCAGCTGGAAGGCAACAAAGACATGTTCCGTGAGTCGTTCATGGAACGCCTGTTCGCTGTGGAAGGCTGGGTGCGGTTTATTGCTGTTCCCTTTGGCGTGCTTGTGTGCGTGCTTTTCGGGCTGGCGGATTTCGTGAAGAGCATCGCCCGTCCCTCCATCACCATGTATCTGCTGGGCGTGAGTACGTGGATCACGACGCAGGCATGGGACATTCTGGAGGCCAAGGACATGGTTCTCACGTCCCTTCAGGCCACGACCATTCTGTCCAATGTCATCGGCACTGTGCTGTACCTCACGGTTACCGCCGTAACGTGGTGGTTCGGCGACAGGATGGCTGCCAAGGGAATGGAACAGTTGCTCCCCGGCAAAGGAAGGAAGAGGTAGCGCATGGAGTCAAACACTCAGCTGGAATGGCTGCGTCTTTATCTGCCTCTTCTCGGTTTGGTTGTGCAGCCACTCGTATTGTGGGCCATCTGGAGCCTGCGCAAGGAGTTTGTCCTCAAAAAGGACTGTGAGACCTGCCGTTCCGCATTGGAAAAGGAAGGTGCCAAACAGGGGCATCGGATTACGCGCACGGAAGACCTGCTTGCCGCTATGCCGGACGCACGGGCGTTGCACGATCTAGCGATTCTCATTGAACGGCTATCAGGGGATGTTCGCACTCTTGGAGAGCGTGTTGAGGGCTACGGCCAGATTATGGAGCGCGTTGAAAAAGTTGTGGGACGCCATGAGAACTTCTTGCTGCACAATAAGGGGATATAGCTATGGTCGCTATGGCATATGACAAATGGTTTATGGAGGGGTTGCGGCTTACCGTGCTGCGCATTCTGGCAGAAATCCCTTCGGGTACGACGAATGAGAGCATGCTCGATCGGATCGCGCATGAGGTCTACGGGTATGACAAGGATCGTCGCCGTATGCGTCAGGCTTTGCGTTGGCTTGAAGGGCAGGCGCTGGTGAGTCTGGATCAGCAGAATGAAAACTGCATTGTGGCTACCATTACGGCCACCGGCCAGCGTGTGGCGGAAGGGGGACAGGTTGTGCCCGGCGTCCAGCCGCCGGAACGGAGGGATTAAGCCGTGGCGCAGGGCAAACATCGCAAAGGGCGTGGGCGTCCGTCATCTCTCGACCTGATCCCGGAAGACGTGCGCGTGCGCCTGAACCAAGCGCTTCGGGAGCGCCGTCTTACTCAGCAGCAAATACTGGATCAAATCAACATGCTGCTGGTGGATCGCGGAGCGCCGGAAGTTTCCCGAAGTGCTCTGAACCGTTATTCCATGCAGATTGAAAGCAAGGGAGCTCAGATGCGTGAAGCGCGGGCCGCTGCCGATGCGTTGTGCAGCGGATTGGATGCACGCGGCAACGGTGATCTGACGCAGGCCGTCTCCGAGATGGTGCGCACGCTGGCCTTTGACCATCTGCTGTCCATGCAGGACGGTCAAGTTGACGTGGACGTGCTGAACAAAGTGGCGCTGCTTACCCAGCGCATAGAGCTTGCCAGCACACGCGGCATTCAGCGTGAGCAGCTTATCCGTGACGAGGCCCGTAAGCAGGCGCTGGAAGATGCCGCCAAGGCTGTGGAAGATGCAGCAGCCGAGGCTGGATTGAGCGGCAATACGGTCAGGGCTATCAAATCCAAGATTCTTGGCGTCAGAGAGCATTCCAATGACCAGCCCCACGGGTAGAATCGTTTCGAAAAAAGATTGGGCGGCATTCCGGGAGCAAGCCCGCGAGGTTTTTAGCCCAGAAGCGCTTCAAGCACGAGACTTGCCGTCTGTGTTGTTGCCGTATCAGGCTAACGCAGTTGAAGAGCTGGATGTACACCGCGTCATTGCCGTTGAAAAGTCCCGCCGAATAGGCATGACATGGGGGATTGGTGCAGCAGCCGTACTCAGGGCGGCCACCACTCGTTCCGATGGCGGCATGAATGTTTTTTATATGGGCTATAACCAAGAGATGGCCCGAGAGTTCATCGCCGTATGCGGCATGTGGGCGAAGGCGTTTAGTGAGGCAGCTTCCGACGTCGAAGAAGTCATGTTCTACGATCAGGAAGGTGACAAGTACATCAGGACCTTCCGAATCACATTTGCCTCCGGTTTTTACATACAGGCATTGCCCAGTTCGCCCCGTTCTCTGCGTGGTATGCAGGGCTTGGTCATTCTTGATGAGGCTGCATTCCATGATGACTTGAAGGAAGTGATCAAGGCTGCCATGGCGCTCCTTATGTGGGGTGGGCAGGTCTTGATCATTTCAACTCATGATGGCGAGGAGAACCCGTTTAACGAGCTTTTAAACGAGATCAGAAGCGGCAAACGGAAAGGCAAGGTTCTGCGGATTAGCTTTGATGATGCCCTTAAGGACGGGCTTTACGAGCGCATATGTCTTGTCACGGGGGAAACATACAGCGTCGAAGCTGAGGCAGCATGGCGTGAGGAAATCTATGCCTTCTATGGCGACGATGCGGACGAGGAGTTGGACGTCATTCCTTCCAAAGGGAGCGGCGTCTTTCTTCCACGTGCGCTTGTCGAATCGCTGTGTACGGATGTTCCCGTCATCCGTCGCACGTTTGACGATATGTATATCTTCCGCCCTGAAGAGGTAAGGGCGGCTGATTGCCTTGGGTGGTGTGAAGAGGAATTGGGGCCGCTTTTGCGTACACTCTCCCCGGATGCCCGGCAGTATGTCGGGGCCGACGTGGCCCGGCGTTCCGACCTCACTTCCTTCTGGCCTATTGAACTGGACGCAAAGCTGTTTCGGAAATGCCCGTTTGTTGTTGAGTTGAGAAACGCGCCCTTTGATCAGCAAAAGCAGATTTTCTATTACATTGTCTCCCGGTTCCCCAAGTTTATGGCCGGAAAAATCGACGCCACGGGTATGGGGGCCGATATGGCCGAATGGGCTGCAACCAAGTTCGGTTTTGAACGGATTGAGCAGGTAACGCTGAGTCAGGCGTGGTATCTGGACAATATGACGCGGTTTAAATCCGGCTTTGAAGACAGGATGCTTTCCCTGCCCAAGGATACGCTGATCGTGGAAGATCACCGCGCCATCAAGAAAGTGCGAGGCGTTCCGTGCGTACCGGAGCGCACCGGCAAGGGGAAGGATAAGCGGCACGGTGACACCGCAATTGCCCATGCCTTGGCGTATGCCGCTACCTATTCCGAAGTCTACCAACCCCTTGTGTATATCCCCATTACCGCACAGCACAGCGAGAACCGTGCTGTGCGTATTACCTCCGGCATTCGCGCCGGGAAAGGATTGTTCTGATGCCTACCCCTACGCTGTACGGCTCGGATGGGCAGCCCATCCGCAGGAAGGAGTTGACCGAGGAAGTGGCAACACCGTCGCTTACCGGCATTCGTCAAGTGTTCACGGATAGTATTGTAGCCGGGCTTACTCCTCAGAAGCTTGCATCGTTGATCCGTGATGCGGATGAGGGGGATGCACATGCCTATCTGACGCTGGCCGAGGAGATGGAGGAGCGCTGTCCGCATTACGGCAGCGTCATCCGTACCCGAAAGCTGGCTATTGTCGGACTTGATCCCGTTGTCGAGCCTGCAGGTGATGATGCCAAGGCGCAGGAGATAGCCGCAGCCGTGCGTGACCTTGTACAGGGGCCGAATTTCCGCAGCCTTGTCGCGTCCATGGCCGATGCGTTGTCTAAGGGGTACAGTGTGGTTGAAATTAACTGGCAGGCAACTGCAACACACTGGAAGCCTGCTTCGTATACATGGCGCGATGCACGGTGGTTCCAGTTCGATCAGGCAACCCGCAGCCATCTGCGCTTGCGGAGCGAGGAGTCCCCAGACGGCATTCCGTTACCGCCCTATAAGTTCATCGTGCACTATCCCAATCTGAAGACCGGCATTCCGATCCGAGGCGGGCTGGCGCGCATGGCGGCATGGTTCTTTGTTTTCAAGTATTACGGGCTGAAGGATTGGTTGGCCTTTGCGGAAGTGTTCGGCCTCCCGCTGCGTATCGGGCGCTATTCTCCCAGCGCCTCGGAAGAAGACAAGCGGGCGCTGATCCGCGCCGTCGCCAACCTCGGCACCGATGCCGCCGCCGTCCTGCCCGAGGGCATGCGTATTGAATTTGTGGAAGTCGCCAGCAGCAAGTCCGGGGCGGAATTGTTTGAAAAGCTGTGCAACTGGTTGGACAGGCAGATCAGCAAGGGCGTTCTGGGGCAGACCATGACCACGGACGACGGCTCCAGCAAGGCGCAGGCCGTTGTGCATGATGATGTGCGTGTTGACCTGTTGAAGGCGGATGGCCGGCAGCTTGCGGAGACGTTTAACCGGGATGTGGTCCGGCCCTATGTGGACCTCAACTATGGCCCGCAGGAGCATTACCCCGTGGTGCGCCTGCCTGTGCATGAGGAAGAAGACCTTGATCTGCTCACCCAGTCCCTTGCCCGTCTGCTGCCCTTTGGCCTGCGCGTGTCCGCTGCTGAGTTGCGGGGCAAGTTTGGCCTGAAGGAGCCGGAGAAAGGCGAGGAGGTGTTGGGCGGTTCGCAGCAATCAGCACAGGCGCTGAACCGGCTCTATCGTGCCTTGAACCGTACGGCACAATCCTCCCCTGATGGTGTGGACGCCTTGGCGGCGGATATGGCCGATGAATGGGAGGAGGTGCTTGATCCCGTGTTCGCTCCCTTCCGCGAGTTGGTGAATACCGTGGGCAGCCTGCCCGAACTGGCAGAGCGCCTGCCCGAATTGGCCGGGCGTATGGACACGGAGGCCCTGCAGCAGCAATTGGCGCTTGGCACGTTCAAGGCCAGAGGGCTTGGCGACACGAACCATGACTAACCAGTCGTTTTCGCATACGCCTCCGCCGGATGCCTCGCGCTACTTCAAGAACAAGGGCATAGCCCCGTCCTTTGATTGGCGTGAAGTATGGCAGGCAGAGCATGCCATGGCCTTTACCGTTGCCAAGGCCATGCAGATGGACGTGCTGACGGATATCCGCACGGCGGTGCAACGGGCCATAGATGAAGGGTGGACGCTGGATCGGTTCCGCAAGGAACTGACACCGGTGTTGCAGCAACACGGCTGGTGGGGGCGAAAGAATGTTGTCGATCCCCTGACCGGTCAGCTGGCTTCCGCGCAGTTGGGCAGCCCCCGCCGACTGCGAACTATCTACAATGCCAACCTGCGCACAGCCCGCGCCGCCGGGCAGTGGGATCGTGCGCAGCGCACCAAGACGGCGCTGCCATACTTCCGCTATGAGTTGGGGCCGAGCCGGGAGCATCGCGCGGATCACGCGAGCCTTGCCGGGCTGATCCTGCCAATAGATGACCCATTCTGGGATACCCACTTCCCCCCTAATGGATGGGGCTGCAAGTGCCGTGTGCGCCAGATTACCGCCGCCGAGGCCGGTTCTTTGAATGGACCGGGTGAAGCGCCGGCGATTTCGTGGAAAACCTACACCAATAAACGCACCGGGGAAGTCATGCAGGTGCCGGCGGATATTGACCCCGGTTGGGCCTCCAATCCGGGCCGAACCCGGCAAGCGAATCTAGAACGCTTTCTGGATGGTCGCCTGCAGGCACTGCCGGATGCCTATGCCCGTGTGGCTGTGGTCGACATGGTTTCCAGCTGGAAGTTCGGCGGCATCTACCGCCGTGAGCTGCAGGATTCCGTGCCGGTGGGCATGCTGCCGCAGGCGCTGGCGACTCGTTTGGGCAGTGATACGCGCGTGGTGCGGTTTTCCGCCTACACGGCGGTTAAGGGCAAGCGCCGGCATGCCGACATGCGGCAGGAAGATTACGCCATCGTGCAAGAATTGTTGGATACCGGAACACGGGTGCAGGAAGACGCCTATAACATGGCGTTCTTCGGTATGGTGAAGGGCAAGGCGTGGCGCTGTGTGGTCAAGCGGACGCGGGATGGCAAGGAACTGTATTTAAGTACGCTGCATAGAACGCAGGTGAGGCGGTTTGAGGGGTATGCGGGGCAGGGCGACGTGCTGACACGGGATTAGGTTGTTTTCCGCTTTGCGAATAAGAAGGCTGTTACCGCAGAGCCGACGCCGGAAAAAAAACCGGAAAGAATACCAACAAGTACCACAATCGTATTATTATTATTGTAAGATGCTAGGGTAATGAAAAGTTTGTCAATTCGCTCTTCAACACGAGGAACCGATTGCTCTAGGTTGTGCAATCGTTGGTCGTAGTTTTCGTTTGCCTTGCTAGTTGTTTTGGGAGGCTTTTGAAGAATGGCAGCATTGAGACGTCTTTCTAACTCTACTTCCTTATAAAGCGAATATTCTGCTTCTTTTAACATCTTCTCAAAGTTGCTAGCTCGTGATGAAATGTGAAATGAAACAAGGCTCGCAACGATTGCCAGTATTGTAATAGTTGCTGATAAGTAGGTTAGGAACTCTATAAGGCGTTTGGTCATGTGTTCTCCAAATGCAAAAGAGAAACGCGCCTGGAGGGCCGGAAGAAAACCCTCATCACGCCCCGCTATGCGGGTGTGGTTTTCCGATTCTGACTCAGGCGCGTTTATATCTACAAAAAGAATAACCCTGACGGAGGGGTGCGTCAATAGCCTTGGGGCTTGGGACAGGCTACCCGCGTAAATCCGTTTAAAACCCGTTTAAAAAGGCCGAACCCACTCTTTTGTGAGCGATGGGCCGCAGCGTCCAGTAAAAACGCCCCAAGGGCGTTTTTACAGTGAACTGCCCAAATAACGCCCCGGACAATCATCCGGGGTGTTTTCGTTTCCTCTTCCCCCTATTCTGCACTCATGAACATGCAATGTGCACTTATCTCCCGCGCCCTGCAGGCAGAGGCTGGCAAGGCTCCCGAATGGATAGAGCTGCTTCCCGCCGGCTCCGTTGTGCAGGGACGCGACGGGCGGACGTGGGTCAATGATCGCCCGGAGGCGGTTGTTACCGCGTTTATCGCGGATGCCCGCCCCCTGCCCATCGACTATGAGCACGCCACGGAAAAAAAGGGGGCTGTAGGAGAGCCTGCATTTGCCGTGGCATGGGTAGAGGAACTGGAGCTGCGCGAGGGCGCTGTCTGGGGCCGGGTGGAATGGAACGAGGAAGGCCGGGAGGCCGTGAGCGGGCGCAAGTATCGTTATGTTTCCCCGGTGTTCGAGTACGAGCGGGAGACATTGCGCATTCGCCGGCTTTGCTCTGTTGGGCTTACCAACCAGCCGAATCTGCGCCTCACGGCGCTGAACCGTAACGGCCATCAGCAGCCTGATGGCAAGGAGGACACCGTGGACAAGTTGGATGCGGCTATTTGCCGCGAGCTAGGCATTGCCGAAAGCGCAACGCCTCAGGATGCGCTGAACGCCATTCTGGGCCTGAAGGGAAAGCTGGCAGCGGCAGCGAACAGCGAGGGCGGCGTACCCGGTCTGGATAAGTTCGTGCCCCGCGCTGACTATGACCAGCTGAAGGGGCGTGCCGAAAACGCCGAGAACAAACTGAAGGAACTGGAAGGGGCAAAGCGTGACGGTGAAATCGCCTCCGTTGTGGATCAGGCCGTCAAGGACGGCAAGGTCGCTCCCGCCAGCAAGGATTTCTATGTCGCCATGTGCCGGACCGAAGGCGGACTTGATCAGTTCAGGACGTTCTTGCAGACCGCCCCGGCCATCGTGTCGGAGGCCCCTGTTGCTCCCGGCGGCGATCCCGCGAAATTTGGCGCGGACGCCCTGACCCCGGATGAGAAGGCTCTGTGCCGCAACATGGGGCTTGATCCCAAGGAATACGCGGCAGCCAAGAACGATGACAAGGCAGGTGCGTAATGGCGCTGACAAACGATCGCAACACTATGCGCCGCGATGCGCAGGTGCTTGTATGGCCCGTTGAGGCCGCAACCGTGTGTTTTGCCGGCGGGATTGCCTGTCTCAATGCCAGCGGCAAGCTGGTGCCGGGCCGTACGACAGTCGGGCTGAACGCCGTGGGGTGTTTTTCCGAGACCGTGGACAACTCCACCGGCGACAAGAGTGCTCAGGTCCGACGCGGCTGCTTCAACTTCAACAACAGTACCGGTGCGGATGAGATCACCCTCGCCGATGTGGGCGCTATTGCCTACATCGTGGATGACGAGCGCGTGGCCAAGACCGACGGCACCGGTACCCGCTCCAAGGCCGGCGTTATCCGCGACGTGGATAGCTACGGCGTCTGGATCGAGTTCTAGGAGGGCTCGCATGATTATCAACAAGGCCAATCTGGGCAGCCTGTTTACCGGGTTTAAAGCGGCTTTTAACAAGGGGTTTGGCGTTACTGCCGTGCTATTTGAGCGGGTAGCCATGACGGTCCCCTCCAGTACGTCGCAGGAACAGTACGCATGGCTGGGCAAGTTCAGCGGCTTCCGTGAATGGCTCGGCGACCGCGTTATCCAGAACCTTTCCGTTCATGGCTTCGTGATCAAGAACAAGACGTTTGAAAACACCGTGAGCGTGAAGCGGGACGACATCGAAGACGATACCTTCGGCCTGTACTCCCCCCTCTTCGAGCAGCTTGGTCAGGATGCCCGCGAACACCCCGACGAGCTGGTGTTCGGGTTGTTCAAACAGGGGTTCTCCACGCCCTGCTACGACGGGCAGAACTTCTTTGATGCCGATCATCCCGTGCTGGATGCATCCGGCAATGTCCAGAGTGTGAGCAACTACTTTGCGGGTACCGACCCCGCATGGTTCCTGCTGTGCACCAAGCGTGTCGTCAAGCCGTTCATCTACCAGAAGCGTCGGGACTACAAGTTCGTGCGCCGTGATGCGGAAACCGATGAACCCGTCTTCAATCGCAACGAGCTTGAATACGGCGTGGACTGCCGCTGCAATGCCGGTTTCGGTCTTTGGCAGTTGGCCGTGGGCAGCAAGGAACCGCTGAACGCCGCGAACTACAACAAGGCGTTCGCCGCCATGAGCAGCTTCACCAAGGATGGCGGAAACGCCCTCAACATCGTTCCCGACCTGTTGGTCGTGCCTCCGGCCCTGCGTGAAGCCGCGCTGGAAGTGGTTAAGGCCGAGCGTCTGGCAAACGGCGCTACCAACATCAACCGCGATACCGCCGACGTCCTCGTAACGGCGCGGGTCATGTAGGGGGTGACACATGCCTATCGTGATCACGTCCAAGCGTAATGGTTTTCGCCGCTGTGGCATGGCGCATCCTGCAAGGGCGGTGGAGCATCCCGACGGTGCGTTTTCCCCGGAGCAACTGAAAGAGTTGCAGGCGGAACCGATGCTGGTTGTGCAGGTGGTTGGGATACCGCAGGTCGCAGAGGCGCAGGAGGATGCCAAGCCTGCCGAACCCGAGGCGGATAGCGCTTCGGAATTGGTAGGGGGTATTGAAGATGCGTCTGCTCCCGAGTCGCAGGAAGCGTCGCAGGCCGTAGAGACACAGGAAGATGCCAAGTCCGCCGAACCCAAGGGAACTAGCGGCAAGCCGAAGAAGGACGGCAAGTAATGGCCTATGCCACGGAACAAGATGTGCTGACCCGGTATGAAGCCGCTCCGGCTGATCCGGGTGACGCCAAGCTGACGATGGCGCTGGATGACGCCAGCGCGCTCATCGACGGTTATCTGGCCGGACGCTACCCGGTACCGATTGCACAGCCGCCGCAAATCCTGTGCGGATTGTGTGTGGATGTGTCCATCTACAATCTGGCCCGCTCGCATGATGGCCTGACCGAGGACATACGTGCCCGGTATGAGGATGCGCTTCGGTATCTGCGCTCCGTGGCAAAGGGAGAAATCGAACTGCCGGGACAGGAACCGCAGGCCGGGAGCGGAACGGGAGCCGTCGTGCTCTCCGGGCCGCCCCGGCTCTTCGGGCGCGGCAAGGGGTGGTAGCCGATGCATATCGTTGTCGAAGGCAGTGAACTGCAGCGTATTGCCGGCATACTGAATAAGGCAGTTGCCGAGGGCATGGGCGAAATGCTGGATACAGCTGGCGCGCTTATCGAATCCCAGACCCGACGCCGTATCGCCGTGGAAAAAAGCGGGCCGGAAGGGCCGTGGACGGAATGGTCGTCGCAGTATGCCCAAACCCGTCATGGCAACCAGAGCCTGTTGATCAGCGGCGGGGGGTTGCTGGACTCCATTGAGCACCACGCCGAAGGTGATGAGGTGCAGGTGGGCAGCAACCTTGTGTATGCCGCAGCGCATCAGCACGGTCTGGACATGTCCATCCTGTCCACCGGACGCCGGGTGCATATCCCCGCCCGTCCGTACCTGTTCATTTCGGACGAAAACGAGCGGGAGCTGGAGCGCGTACTGGCGGACTTCATAACCGGGAGGCTGCATGCGTAACGCTGTCCACAAGATGCTGGAAGCGATCCGGAGCGCTATGCCGGACCTGAAGTCCGTAGAGTTCTTTTCCGGGAGGTTCAGCCCGGCCAGCGTCAATCGTGTGGCCGCGTCCGCGCCGGCGGTAATGCTGACCGTGCTGGGCGTTTCGGGCATGGCCCCCGCTCCGGATGGAACACGGGCCGCGTTGCGTATGGCTGCCTATCTGCTGGTCAAGGACGGGCGAGGCTCGGATCAGCGCCGGGTCAACCGCGATCTGGAGGCGCTGCGCTATGCCGGCGGTATGCTGGAATTGCTTAACAATGAGCAACTATGGCCTTTGGAATCTCCGCAGCAGGTCACTGGCGACAACCTCTATTCCTCTTCGGAACAGTCCGGCGTGGCGCTCTGGGGCATCAGCTGGAGTCAGGATGTCACCCTCGGAACTACGGCGCTGCAAGAGTTGAACGAGTTTCTGAGTGCCGGTGTCCGATGGGATGTATTCCCTGCGGACGGTCAGCCGGAGATGCAAGAAACCATTACCGTGAGGGAAGCATGAAAATCGTGCACATACGCCCCGTGAACGGCAGCCGGGTACTGGACCCCGTCCAGAACCTGCCGTTACCGGAAGAAGGCCAGCCGGTTGAGCTGACCACGTATTGGAAAAGACGCCTTGCCGCAGGCGAGGTGGAAATAGTGAAAACTGGCGGCGATAACAAAGCCGACAAGCGCAAGGAGTAGTGTATGTCTATCTCGTTCAACGAGGTACCCAAGAACCTGCGCGTACCGTTTGTCTATGTTGAGTTCGATAACTCGCGCGCTGTCTCCGGTCCTGCGCTCATGCCCTACCGAAACCTTGTGTTCGGGCAGCGTCTTGCCGCCGGAACCTTGGCGGCGTTGACTCCCGTCCGGGTGACCAGTGCGGCGCAGGCCCGAGAATACTTCGGGAAGGGCTCCATGCTGGCGGATATGTTGGCCGCCCAGCTGTCAGCCAACAACCTGACCGAAACGTGGGCCGTGGCCTTGGATGATGACGCGGCGGCCAGTGCGGCCAGCGGCACTATCACCGTGGCCGGTGCGACCGGTGCGGGCACCATCAACCTGTATATCGCGCCGTTCTATGAAGGCAGCATCCTGCGCGGACGTGTGCGCGTGGGCGTTACCGCAGCCATGACAATTAACACCGTCGCCAGCGCCATCGCCGCCGCAATCAATGCGGACCCGTTGTTGCCGGTGACTGCCACTGTGGCCGACGCCGTGGTGACGCTGACCGCGCGCAACAAGGGCGAAGCAGGCAACGGCATTCCGGTGTGCATCAACCATTTTGATGGGGAGGCGCTGCCGGAGAACCTGCAACTGACCTTCACCGGCGGCGCGCTGGCGGGCAGTCCCACGGCCCCGTACTGCTGGGCCGGTTCTGCTGCTGGCGTCTGCGCGTACTACGGCAATATCGACCCCGCCCGCCCGTTTCAGACGCTGGAACTGCCCGGCATCCTGCCTCCTCGGCAGAACATGAAGGGCATGACGCTGACCGGCGGTACCGGAAACCCGGATATCTCCCCGATATGGGCGGTGCTCGGCGACACACATTACAACGTAATGACCTGTCCCTACACCGACGCCTCCAACCTGACCGGGCTGGAACTGGAGCTGGAAGACCGGCGGGGCCCCATGCGCCAGATTGAGGCGGTCTGCTTTGCCGCTGCATCCGGCACCTTGTCCGCACTGGGTACCTTGGGTGACAGCCGCAACAGCCCCGACCTCTGCATCATGGGCACGGGCGGCCTGTTCACCATGCAGGAGCGAAACCTGCTGCTGTACGACGGCATTGCCACCTATTCCGTGGACAGCGGCGGTGCCGTGCGCGTCGAGCGGCTGATTACCACGTATACGCTGTCTCCCAATGGTGCCGAGGACATCAGCTATCTGGACGTGAACACCATGCTCACCCTTGGATATCTGCGATACGACTTCCGTAACTACATCCTGCGCAAGTACCCCCGGCATAAGCTGGCGGCGGACGGCACCCGCTTCGGCGTGGGGCAGGCTGTCATCACGCCCAAAATCGGCAGAGCCGAGGCCGTGGCCCGGTTCCGGGTGTGGGAAGATTTGGGGCTGGTGGAAGGTATTGATCAATTCAAGAACGACCTCATCTGCGAACGCAACGCGGCAGACCCGAACCGGCTGGACTGGATGCTCTCGCCCGATCTGGTCAACCAGTTCCGTGTAGGCGGCGTGCAGATAGGGTTCTTGCTGTAAGGAGGCAACATGAGCGGCGGTCGCGTAGGCGGCACCATCTACTTCAAGGTGGATGGGGCGCAATACAAGGCGAAAGGCGGTTTTTCCTACAATCTGGGACAGCCCAAACGGGAAGGGGTTGTTGGTGCCGATGGCGTACATGGCTACAAGGAAAGCCCGCAGATTCCCTATGTGGAAGGCGAAATCACCGACAGCGCTGATCTGGACGTGCAGGCATTCCTCAACCTTACCGGCGTCACCGTGACGCTGGAACTGGCTAACGGCAAAACTATCCTCGTGCGTGATGCGTGGTACGCCGGTGAAGGCAAGACCCAGACGGACGAAGGCAACATTGAAGTGCGCTTTGAAGGCATGAGCGCAGAGGAAGTGAAGTAGCATGGAAAAGATCACGTTATCCCGCCCCATCATGGTGGATGGCAAGGAAGTGACAGAGCTTGAAATGGGTGAGCCGACGCTGGGCATGCTTGAAGACATTACCCTGACCGTGACCGGGAGCGGCGAGCTGCGCTTGAACATGGGTGATCTGCACAGGATCGTCTCCGAGATGGCGGGCATCCCGCCGTCCTCGGCCAAGAAGATAAGCCTCGCCGATGCCCCTGCCTTGATGAAGGTGGCGAAGGGTTTTTTCGGAAGCTTCCCGACTGGCGAATGATGACGGAGGAGGTCGCGTGGACCTTCCACTGGCCTCCTTCCGAATTGAAGAAATTGACCGTGTCAGAACTGACGCGTTGGCATGCCGCCGCGCGACGCATCAATAAACACCTCTACGGATAACCGAATGGCTGCCAATCTGAAACTTGCCCTCATTGTCCGTGCAGTGGACCAACTGACCAAACCCGTACGGGGCATGGCTGCTGCCGTGTCCGGCATGGGCGTTAAGGCCGAGGCCGCACTGGATGCGACCGCAGCCAAGGCGAGTAAGGTTTCCACCGGTATTGGGGAGACCTTGGCCCCGGCCCGCAAGCTCGGCCAGACTCTGTCCCAACTGGGAAAGTCCGCCGGGCTGGACAAGCTCGGCAAGTCGCTCGGCAATGTGGCGAATGGCCTCAATCAGGCCAAGCAGGCGGCAGGCCAGTTCCTGCTCGGGGCCGGGGGGATCGGCTATCTCTTCAAGACGCAGTTTCTGGACTCTACTTCGGAATTTGAAGGCTTTTTTGCTGTGTTGAAACAGCTTGAAGGGGGAGCGGACAAGGCGAATAAGTCCATGAAGTGGATTGAAGATTTCGCCGCGTCCACCCCCTACGAGCTGGCACAGGTCACGGAAGCCTTCGTTAAACTGCGTTCCTACGGGCTTGATCCCACAAACGGCCTGTTGCGTACCTTGGGTGACACCTCCGCCGCCATGAACAAGGACGTCATGGATGCCGTGGAAGCCATCGCCGATGCCGTTAATGGCGAAAACGAGCGCCTGAAGGAGTTTGGCGTCAAGGCCTCGGTGGTCAAGAACAAGATCGTTTACGAATACACGCAGGACGGCAAGCAGAAGAAGGTGGCCGTCAACAAGAGCGACCGTGCGGCCATTGAAAAGACCCTGTCCGGCATCTTCAACGAGAAGTTCGGCGGCAGCATGGGGGAACTGTCCAAGACGTGGAAGGGCGTCATCAGCAACCTCATGGACTGGTGGTCCAAGTTCTCCCGGATGGTCATGGGAAGCGGAGCATTCGATTTCTTGAAGGAGAAGGCCAAGGGCGTCCTTGCCTATGTTGAGGAATTGAACCGCACGGGCCAGCTGAAGGAACTGGCCGAAGCATGGGGAACCAAGCTGGTGGGCGCATTGCAGGCCCTCTGGTCGTGGGGAAGCCGTGTTTGGAACATTTTGGGAATGGAAGGCGTCCTGACCGCCGTGGCCCTTGTGATTGCAGGGCCGTTGCTCGCCGCTATAGCCAGCCTGACCGCCGCCTTTGTTACGTTGGGCGTAGCCATAGGACTCACGCCGTTGGGATGGGTGATGGCGGCTATCGCAGCACTGGTGGCCGGGGCGTATCTGCTGATCAAGTATTGGGATGATGTGGCTGCCTATTTTACGGGTATGTGGGCAGGTATTAAAGCCGCATTTAAAGAGGGAATTTTCAACGGCATCCTGCACCTGCTGCAACTCTTCGACCCCATTCCGCTGCTGGTGAACACCGTCAATCGTATCATCTATCTGCTGACGGGCATTGATTTCGGCACCATCGGCAGTGACTGGATGATCTCCCTGTGGGACGGTCTCAGGGCTGTCTGGGATGATGTTACGGCATGGTTCGCTTCCGCCGTGGACGCCTTGATCAACTTCATGCCGGATTGGGTAAAGGAGCGTATCGGCTTGGGATCGTCAGGATCAGCCGCCGGGGCGAAGGCCGCGTTTGGTGGTTCTGCGTTGCCAGAGACGGGTCGTACGCAGGTTGGCGGCTCTATCCGTGTGAGTTTCGACAACGCGCCCACCGGAATGCGGGTGGGCAGTGTCAGCGCAGGGAACAGCGGCGTCGGTCTTGATGTGGACGCCGGCTACAACATGCTGATGCCATAATAGGAGGCGCAAATGAGCTGGAAGTCCTCTCTACGCCGCGCGTCCTTCAGGGGGGCGGCATTCCGTGTCCGGGAGCACAATGCCGAGCTGGCGGGCCGTAGAGTGGCCGTGCATGAATACCCCGGAAGAGATGAACCCTTTGTCGAAGATATGGGTCTCAAGGCGCGAGAGTTCGCCCTAACCGCCTATGTCATCGGCACGGATTATCAAGCAGACCGGGACGCCTTGATTGATGCGTGCGCCAAGGGCGGAGCGGGTACCTTGGTGCATCCCTACTATGGCACGTTGAATGTCATGTGCACCGGCTGCACAGTTTCCGAATCCACCGGGGAGGGCGGCATGGCCGTGTTCTCCCTGAAGTTCATGGACGCGGGACAGAACGCTCTGCCCAGCGGAAATGAAGATACCCGCGCCGGCGTTGTTGACGCTGCCGATTCGCTCACGGACACCTCGCGGATCAGCTTCACGGAGGAGTATGACCCGTCCGCTCTGCCCGGATGGGCAACAAACAGCCTGCGTGATGTGGCGGTAGCTGTTGTCACTGCTGCCGGCAAGCCTGTAGCGTTTGGAGCGGGGGATGATATGGGGCTTTCGTCTGCCGTTGCCGACGTGTTGGTTGATGCCGTCTCCGATCTTTCTGAAAGCCAATCCCTTGCATTTGTGCAGACCTGTTCCGGTGACAATGGCCTGCAGGAAACAACGCCAGTCCGCAGTCGGGTGTCTAGGCTTGCGGATGGCATGCGTGATCTTGCCCGGCGTAGCGCCTTGGCAGTGGCGGCAACCCGCCTTGCTGAAACGGATTATGTGAGTCGTAATCAGGCCATTGCAGCCTTTAACGCCCTGAACGCCTATCTGGAGACGGAACAACAGGTTGCCAGCAATCAAGGGAACGATGACGTATTCTTCGCAACGCAGGACCTGCGCACGGCGGTTGTCCGGGATATTGCGGCGCGAGCCGCCATCTTGCCCGGCCTGCGCGAAACCGTGAACAACAGAACCGAACCGGCGCTTGTTTCGGCCTATCGACTGTCGGGAAGCGCTATGCGGGCCGATGACTTGGTTGCCCGTAACGCGGTCCGCCATCCCGGATTTGTGCCGGGCGGTTCTTCCTTGGAGGTGCTGGATGCCTAATGCTGTGTTGACCATCGGCGGCATGGAATATGGAGGATGGACCAGAGTTCGGGTTGCCCGCTCGCTGGATGCTGTTTCCGGCACTTTTTCCCTTGCCCTGACGGACCGCTGGCCCGGACAGGATGTAGCCCGCCCCGTCCGTCCCGGCGAGTCCTGTACCCTGCGGCTGGATGGTGATGTGGTGATCACGGGGTACGTGGATGATGTGTCGCCCAGCTATGACGCAACGTCGCATTTGGTGACGGTGAGCGGCAGGGATGCCACCGGTGATCTGGTGGATTGCTCAGCATCCAACTCTCCGGGTGAATGGCACAACAGGTCGATGGAATACATCGCCTCGGCGATATCCAAGCCCTTTGGTGTCGCCGTATCCGTCAATGTTCCCTCTGACCCGTTCAAGCGTTTCCGCCTTGAAGAGTCGGAGACGGCGTTTGAGGCCATAGAACGCATGGCGCGTATGCGGGCCGTGCTCGCAACCAGCGACGTGAACGGGAATCTGCTGATCACGCGCAGCGGCAAGGGCGGACGCGCCGCCGTGGCGCTGGTGCAGGGCAAAAATATTCTCAAGGCCTCGGCGCAATTCAGTTTGAAGGACCGCTTTTCCCGTTACACGGTCAAGGGCCAGCAGCCGCTGGAAGAACCTTCTACGGCAGCACATGTGAAAGGGACCGCCTTGGACAGTGCCGTGACCCGGTACCGCCCCCTGACCCTGATTGCGGAGGACGCGACTGACGCCTCTGCGGCGGCAACCCGCGCCGAGTGGGAAAAGGTGTACCGCCGCGCCAAGGGTAACTCCGTTTCCGTGACCGTGCAGGGTTGGAGAGAGGTGCCCGGAGGCGCTCTATGGATGCCCAACCGTTTGGTGCGTGTCTCCAGTCCTTGGCTGGGCGTGGATACGGACCTGTTGATTACGGCGGTTGCACTGTCGCTGGATGAATCCGGCACAGTTACGGAGCTTTCGTTAATGCCTCAGGAGGCGTTTGATATGCGCCCTGAGAAGGAAAAGGACGTCTCGGAATGGAATTAGCCCGTACCGTTGCCAAACTGGTTGCACCGCTACGGCGACGTATGGCGCTGATGGTGGGGCGCTGTGTCCTGCTGGCCGTCAATGATGCACCCGGTGTGCAGCAACTGCAAATCCGCGCGTTGGAAGGCGAGGTGCTGGATCGCGTCGAGCGTCATCAGGAATACGGTTTTACCAGCCACCCCCAGCCGGGCGCTGAAGGCGTTGTGGTGGCCGTGGGAGGCCTGCGCAGTCACGCCATTGTCATCGCCGTGGAAGACAGGCGCTACCGCCTGACCGGATTGAAAGCCGGTGAGGTGGCCTTGCACGATGATCAGGGGCAGGCGGTACACCTGATGCGTGACGGCATCGAATTACGGACCACGCGTCCGGACGGCGTGCGGATCAGCGCGCCGAAGGTCCGTGTTGAAGCAACGCAGGCTACCGTCAAGGCAAGCTCCATCAGCTTGGGCGATGGCGATTTGCGGCCAGTGGCCCGCGTTGGCGACCCGGTCATGATCAGCAGCGGCTCAAGCGCCGGCCTGACCGGAGTGATCCACGCCGGATCAGACATCACAAGGAGCGCATGATGGACCTGCTGTTGGCTTTTGATGGCAGCTTGCTGTCAGGCGACCTTGCCCAAGACGGCCTTGATCTGAAAACGGACACCGGCCTGCAGACCGCCATTGTCATGAGCCTGTTTACCGACCGTAGGGCTGATGATGAAGACGAGTTGCCCGCCGGCGAGAAGGACCGCCGGGGCTGGTGGGGCGATATGTTGTCCGATGATCCCGTTGACCGCATAGGTTCCCGCCTATGGCTGCTGTCCCGCGAAAAGCAGCTTTCGGAAGTGCTGGCTAGAGCGGAAGAATACGCCGTTGAGGCTCTGCAATGGCTGATGACTGATGGTCACGCAACCGCACTGAGGATCACGGCCACCAATCCCCGCAGAGGGTTGCTTGCGTTGCGGATCGACATGCGCAAGGCCGACGGGGAGCGTTTCGAAGCAACCTATACCACAAATTACACGGAGGTGGCCTGATGCCGTTCCAGCGCCCAACGTTGACCACGATCTCTACTCGCATCAGGGCGGATTTTGATGCCGCGCTGGGACTGCTCGCACGGGCGCGCCGTAATGTGCTGGATGTGATCGGCAGGGTTTGGGCCGGTGCCGTGCATGGGGTTTATGGATACGGCGAATATATCTCCAAGCAGATTCTGCCCGATACGGCGGACAGCACCTTTCTGGCCCGGCATGCAGGAATTTGGAAAATCACCCGAAAGGCGGCAACTGCGGCATCAGGCTTTGTCACTTTCCAAGGCGCGGAATCAGTCGTCTTTCCGTCTGGCGTGCAGATGCTCATTGACGACATGGAATTTCAGTCCACCACATCCGCAGCCGTGGCTAATGGGAGCGTTACCGTCGCTGTCGTCGCCTTGAAGGCCGGAACCGTAGGCAATTTCTCCGCTGCTTCACCCGTGAGCCTGATCTCTCCCGTGGGTGGTATCCTGCCCGACGGCGTGGTCGCTTCAGGCGGTATTACCGGCGGCGCAGATGCGGAAACTGACGCCTCATTGCTTAAACGTCTGCTGTTTCGCATTCAGGAGCCGCCCTGCGGTGGTGCAACACACGACTATATCGCGTGGGCCATGGAACGGGACAAGCATGGTGTGGAAGTGACTCGCGCATGGTGCTATCCGCGCGAGATGGGCGAGGGGACGGTCACTGTGCGCTTCATGACCGACGGAGTCGGCAACGGCATCCCCTCGGCGCAGGCCGTGAATGATGTGGACGATCATCTCCAGACAGTTCGGCCCGTCACTGCCGATGTTTTTGTAGTGGCTCCTGTGGCCGTAGCGCTGACTGTACAACTTGTCGGATTGAACCCCGACACCGTTAGCGCACGTGCGGCCATAGAAGCCGAATTGGCCGACCTGATCCGGCGTGAGGCGGAGCCGGGCGGAACCATTTTGGTCAGCCATATTCGGGAGGCCATTTCCATAGCCGTCGGCGAATACGACCATCAGTTGGTGTATCCCGTAGCTGACGTGCCTCACGGACTAGGTGAAATATGTGTTTTCGGAGGGGTAACGTGGGCTTAGTCGCGGAATACTACAATCAGTTGAAGGCCCTACTGCCCGTTGGGAAGACATGGCCGCAGGAGGAAGGCTCAGTGCTTTCCGGCTTGATGCAGGGCGGCGCACCGGAATTGGCTCGCGCGCATGCACGATTTGACCGTCTTGTGGAAGAGGCGGACCCCCGGACGGCGCTGGAGATGCTTACCGATTGGGAGCGTGTTGTGGGGCTGCCTGATACCTGTTCGGAAGAGGGCAATACCATTCAACAGCGGCGCAATGCGGTGCTCTTCAAGCTTACCGCCAAATGGGGACAGGATATCACCTTCTTTATGGCTCTGGCGGAACGCCTTGGGGCCACCATTACGATAACTGAATACAGACCGTTTATCTGCGGGTTGAGCCATCTTGGAGCTGACGCTCTGAACGGCTCGGCATCCTGTCGGCGCTGCTGGCACGTGCAGGTTACAGAACAGCGCGTAACATGGTTCCGGTGCGGTGCATCGCAATGCGGCACGGACCCGCTTGCCCGCATCGACTACGCGGAAGAACTTGAGTGCTGGCTGAAGAGGCTGGCCCCGTCACACACTATACTCACTGTAGGCTATGGAGGTTAACCGTGAAGTATGTAGCGCCAATTAATGGCGATCTAGCAAACTCGAACAGGCCGTTTGTGGACGGAAACCCGGCGCAGGGGGTTGAAGGCAGTATCCCGCCAGCCGCCGCCATAGAACACCCCATGCGCGAAATCGTTGCCGCCATTGAAGCCGCAGGTCTTACCCCGGATGGGGAGCAGCTCAACCAGCTTGCGCAGGCCATTGTGAAGCTGGCCGGGGTACGCTTCAAGGGCTTTGAAGTCGCTGGCACGCATACGGCCTATGAAGGCGACCTCGACGCCATCGTCCACAACAGCCTGTATGCCTGTGACAGCGCCACTGTCCAGAATGCACCGGACCTGCCTACAGGCACGTGGGCATATGTGCACACCATGGTCCTGCCCCTTGACGCGGGCCGTACCCAGCTGTGCTGGACAGCAGACGATCCCGACCATCCGGGCTGGAACCGCCGCCGCACCGGCGCAGGGGTCTGGAGCAGCTGGAAGGAGATCGGATCAGGCGGCGGAACCGGCGTTGCCGTGGGCGATCTGTGCTGGTCCACCACGGGCACACCTTCACCCGGCTGCGTGGCAGCCAACGTGAAGCAGAAGTTCACACGGGAACTGTACCCTCAGCTCGTGGCCCGCGTGCTGGCCGATGGCGGCTATCTCGCAACCGAAGCGGCATGGGATGCCGAGGCCGCCGCACAGGAAGGCAGCTGCGGTCGCTTTGCTCTGACGGATACCTACATCATCCTGCCGTGCTACCGGCACTATTTTGCAGCTGCACAGAATGGTGTGGCAGGTAAAGGCGTGGGGGATTGGGTTAACGACGCCATCCGGAATATTGAAGCAGCATGGTCGGGTGCCAACTGGGCGCAGACTGAATCCGGAGCAGTTTTCCGAGACAGTACTATTGGTGGTTACACCACGAACGCAAGCGTGCAAGCAACAACTGGTACGCACTTCTCCGCCGACCGCGTTGTCCCTACAGCCGAAGAAAATCGTCCCAAAACCGTCTATGTGCTGCCTTGCATCAAGGTAGCTGACGTTGCGGTGAATGCCTCTCAGGTTGATATGCTGGCGCTGGCTGGGCAGGTGGCCCAGATCAACGGGGACAAAGTCGACAAAGGCGATGCCGAATATCGCAGCATCGTAGAACTGAAAGGCTCGCGCAGCACTACGGGTACATGGACCGTTTCTGGCTTACTGGCGGGCAAGCCTCTCTATTTGATAATGAATGTAAGCAACACATCTACAGCATACAGAGTGGTAAGCGGCGCTATTGGTGCAACGGGTAGTTCAGTGCAACAATTCATATTTCTTTCTGGCTCTTCTCAGGGGTCGACGAACGCAACGATAGTTATTCCGATCGCAGCTGAGGTCGTGCTGGAGATTGGCACAATTTATTCCGGCGGCACTATCTACGCCTATCAATAGGAGACCCTCATGAGCGCTATGATTCGTGTGTTTATTCTGGACGGCCGGGTGATCAACGCTGATAATGCCGAGGATACGACTCGCTGGTTGAAACGTGGGGCCCGTGAGCTTTCCGCTGAAGAAATCGCCAGCACCTTCGGCGATGATGCGCATCTCTCCGGGCCGCATAATACGACGGTGCATGCAGATGGTAGCATCACCTTTACCCCGCCGCCTGCGCTGGACCGTGCTTCCACCTATAGTATGAAGCAATGCGCCATACGTGATGGGGCCGAGGCTATACTTAGCCCGCTGCGTAGCGAATATGGCCCCACTGAAATAGCATCGTGGGACCAGCAGTGGCAGGAGGCTGTGGCTGTTCAAGTTGATCCCGCCGCCCCGGCGCCGCTGATCAGGGCGATAGCGAATGCCCGTGGAATGGCACCCGAAGTGCTGGCCCAACGGATCATTGCAAACCGCGCGGCATGGGTTGCGATTTCCGGCCACGTGGTTGGCCAGCGCCTCGCATACCAGGACACACTGGAGGCTACCACCGCCATCGCCGACGATGCCGAGGCCGTTATTGCCATTCAGGCCATCAATCCCGTGTATACGCTGCCGGAGGCCGACAATGCCTAACGGATGCGGTGGAGCTGGCACAATCAGCAAATTCTGGCAAAGGGTGTTTGGCAAGCTGCCCCCGTGGGAAGACTGCTGCACCGAGCATGATCTGGCGTATGAGCAGGGTGGCCCACCCGAATGGCGGGCATGGGCTGACGCTCTCCTGCGGGACTGCATGCAGGCCAGAGGCTATCCCGTCCGGGCGTGGCTGTACTGGTGCGCCGTGCGTCTCTGCGGTGGTTCCCACTGGGGCACCGAGGATTAGCTCAACGATTTGTTCTCTGGAAATTGATAGCGATGCAAACGAAAGCGGCCCGGTTGGTGCCGGGCCGCTCAGGAATGAAGCTGACAAAACCATAGAACCAGAGGAACAGGCGGGGGTGCTACTAACACCCCCACTGGCCCGGTAGAAGAGTACCGGATCACGGCCAAAGCCGCTGCTCCATGTCCCTGATCAGGGTGAAAATGGAACTAGCAGCTACTAGGCGTAAAAACAACGTTTAACCGAATGCAAAAACAGGATATCCGCTGCGGCAAATGTGACAAACTACTGGCAAGGGGCAAGGCTGTAAGGCTGGAGATCAAATGCCCACGCTGCAAGACCGTTAATATCCTGAGGACCGAGAGTCCCAAATCGCAGGCCACCGAGCTTCCAATTTTGGAGGCATCGTTTGGTCAGCAAACGCAAGCCGCATCATCCGCCCGATCCGGGCGAAATCGCGGCACCGCTCAATGACAATCGAGAGTATATCTACGGATCAAAGGCCGTTGCCGGGTTTGGCTGCCGCACTTTCTATGTGGCAGTCATCCCAGTGGCCATGGCCCGCGAGGTGATCGTAAAACACCACTATTCGCATCGGGTAGTGAACAACAGCTACGTGCATCTGGGAGTCTTCCTGAATGGCAAGATGGAGGGAGTCCTCCAGTTCGGCTATGCCCTGAACCCCCACCGGGCCGGTAAGGTCGTTGCAGATACCAACGTGGGCGAATACCTTGAGTTGAACCGTATGTGGCTATCAGATGCCGCACCGCGCAACAGCGAGAGCCAAGCAATTTCCCACGCTTTCAAGTACATCAAGAAGGCAATTCCTTCCGTGGCATGGGTCCAATCCTTTGCAGACGAGCGATGCGGCGGATTGGGCGTGGTGTATCAGGCCAGCAACTTCCATTACTGCGGCCATCATTACACAACCTTCTATGAATTGGACGGCGATACGTACCATGAGATGTTGCTTACCGCTCATAAGAAGGGCGGTAAACGCGGGCGCTTTCTGCGTGAAAATCTTCATCGCGCCAAGAAATGTAAGCTGAGGCAATTCCGTTACGTCTACTTCATCAAAAAGCCGTGGCAAAAACGACTCAGATTGCCGATAGAACCCTATCCCAAACCGGACGTATAG